CAAGGCTGAGAATCTTGTTCAGCTCACTGACCCCACCTCGGATCAGCGCTGTTTTCTCTGGGCCAAACGACGGGTTGTCGTTCAGCTTTCGGAGCTCATCGATGCGTTCTTCAATGTGCTGCGAAAGCCGCTTCCACGTAGGCGAGCGGAAGTCTTCAAGTTTCAAACGGTGTCTCCGGAATAAAAAAAGGCGCCCGGTAAGGGGCGCCTTCAAAACTTTCTTTGCAATGGGGCAGGCAACCGCAAAGCGCACTGACCCGGAGCGAATAATACAGCATTGTTATACCGCGTGCAACAGATTAAATGCCTGAGCCTTGACGAACCTTGATCGCGGCCTCCGCGTTGAAGATCTGGCGCTGGTTATCGATCTTGAGCGTCTCGAGTCTCTCCTTTGATTGCAGCGTTTGCGTCGCCAGGCGCTCGGTCTGATCAAGCTTCAAGAGCGTGGTGTCGCGCTCGATGCCGGCCTCGGTCATCGCGATTTCGTACTCGCCCTGCTCGCGCTGCTGGTTGTACGCAATCTGCGCCTCTTGCAGGCCGCGTGCTTCCTTGTTGTCCGCGATCTTGGCCATGTCGACTTCGGCCTTGATCTGGGCCGCGGCGATGCGCGGATCTTGCGGTCCACCCTGCTGGGCTTGCGCTTCCATCTCGGCCTTGACTTGGTCCTCGGGCTTCATCAGCTCTTCGGGGTTCACCTTGAACGCCTTCAGGATCGACTTCAGCTCCTCGCGCTCTTTGAGGTGCGGCGTGTAGCGTGGGTTGTTCGTGATGTTGGCCAGGTTCAGGAGCGCCTGATTCTGGATGTCGCGCTCGATCAGCGCAGTCGAGCCGCGTGCATCGATCTCGTAGTCGCCCTTGATCTTTGGATCAGGGTCGTTGGCCATCTTCCAGTCGTAGTAGCGGGCGATGTGCGGGCGCGTGACGTTGTCGTCGTAGAGCTTCACACGCTGGCGCAGGACGCTGTTGGCGTTGTTGTAGAGCATGACCATGCCGCCGACCGTCTCGGGCGCACTACCCTGGTTTCCGCCCATGATCTGAGGCATGCCGGTCTCCATGTCGGAGAACTGCATCGCGGCCTGCGCGATCGCAAGCAGCTCCTCGAGGTGGCTGTTGAATTCGAAGACGCTGAACGCCTGGCGCACGTCCTCGAGGTCGTCTTTGGCCAGCCACACCTTGTTGGGCGTGATCTCGTAGCTGTTGTTCTGCGGGATGACCATACCCTTCTTCATCACGATCTGACCGCCGAGCGAGGTTCGCCCGTTGTCCATCACCTGACGCCAGGCGGAATTGACGACGCGCTGCTGGTGCTCGAGCTCGTCCGGCAGGCCGTAGCCGTAGGGACTGTCGTCGGCCTTGCGCCAGCACCACACGTCGACCGGCAGCGTGCCGTCGACAACCCACGACTCCATGGCGCCGATGACCTTGTCGTTGACCATCACGAGCACGCCGAACGTGACGTCGGTCAGCGGGTCACCCGTGCGAGACGACAGCATTTCCATTTCGTCGGGCTCGATCTCACCGTGGTAGGTCCACATCTCGTAGCTGTCTTCCTTCACCGTGTCGCGCATCACACGGCCTTCGGCCACGCGGATACGGTTTGGCGGGGTGCGCAGCACTTCGCGGATGCACTCGGCGTCGTAGCCTGGCAGGCCGACGAGCTGGCGGATCTCCTTGCGGGTCACGTTGCGACGCACAAAAAAGCCGCGGCCACGCTGGTGGTCGTTGCCGCATGCGGGGTCGAAGAACGTGTCCCATGGGTCCAGGCGCATCGATGAGGGCACGATCGCCTCGTTGACCTGAAGCATGGACGTGCCGCCGTCCTGTGGCAGCCACACCTTGCTGGTCTGGCGTGCGGGGAATGGGCCGTACATGATCATCGTGCCCAGGCGCACGCCGTCCTCAATGCCCTTGCGGCTCTCGCCGTTGTACTTGGCCTCGGTCAGGCTGTCATCGATCGAGGTCTCCATCGCAGTGGCGGCCTCTTTGGCGGCCTCCATGATGGCCTTCGCCTCGTCGTCAGCGGTCAGGCCCGTGGGATTTCCGGTCATGGGGTCGATCGTCTGCGCCTTGCTGCCGACCATGGTGGCCAGGTCGGGGATCGGCGTGGGCTTCAGACCCCAGTTGCGATCGTCCACGGGGAACAGAATCTCGCACATGCGTGCAACGGCCTGGTCGACCTTCGGGCGCACGATGTTGATCACCACCCTCGAGCGGTTGCCGTCGACTGCCTTGCGGGCGGGCGGACCGTTGCGAAGCGTGTTCTCAAACTCGCCGGTCGAGTTGTTGTGATCGCCGAAGTAGAGCTGCGCATTCTTGCGCCAGCGCTTCTCGACGTCCGACGTGGCGCGGTACTGCACCCACTCGTCGCGCATCTTGGAGAACATGCCGTGCAGCTTTTCCATGTCTTGGCGCTGCGAGGTCTCGTATTCGTCCTTGGTCATGACGTCTTCGCCGACGATCATGGCCATCTCTTCTGGGTAATCTCTGGTGTTCATGGTGGTTCCTTTACTCGCCGAAATACCGGCGCATGTGACGATTCGCTTTTGAGCTGTTCCATACAGCGGGCGCAACATTCAAGTTGAATGCGTTATGCAGGCCGGTTGCTTGACGATGATTCATCGGGACAATGTGATCCACTGACCATGCAAAGTTAGTGACGTTTGTGCGTGCGTTAGCAAGCCTCACAGCCTCATCTATCGCAAACTCATCGAACTCAGCGTCCCACACAGGGGTTTGCAGTTGTTGCGATCTGCGCTTATGAAAGTACTTGAGAGCCGAAACTTTGCGTTTCTCAGCGTCATACCCTTCTCCGTCCTTGCGCCTACGTCGACCGCGCGCAACCACGACGGAGCCTTGGCCGCGCGCATACTCACGGGCGCGCGCCTCGGGATTGTTTTCTCGCCACACGGCAATCGCCGACACGACGCATGGCGCGCATTTATTGAGACGGCCATCCTTCATTTTCTTGTGAGCATGAAACGCAGTGACGTGCTTCTCCTGCCCGCAGCAAATGCAAGTCTTTGTCCCGTCCATTGTTGGTGCGTTTGTTCTCATGGTTAGTACCCGGTTACGGAATCCAATGCTTCCCATGCGGCCGTGTGCTGTGTTGGGACAACCCAGTCGTCTTGCTTCTTGACTGGGTATGCGAATGTGAGCGCCAGGCTGTCAGCCCGGTCGGGTGACTTGATGCCGCGCTTCTTGGCGTCTTGCTTGCTCTCGAGCAGCAGCTCGCCGCCCTTGTAGCCGTACTGCAAGGCGGTCAGGTCGGTGATCAGGTCAGGGTCGTTGGGGATCGATGCGCCGGCCTTGAGCCAGTCGCGCATCTCGCGCCACATGTGGGCGCGCAGGTTGTAGCTTCTGCCGTCGCTCATGCGCAGCGAACTGTTGACGTCGACCACAATGTCGCCGTAGTCGCGGCGCAGGATGTCGGCCACACCGGCGCCAATGCCGATCGTGTCGACCGCGATCTGAGCGATGTCGCCCATCTGCTCGCGGTAGACCTCCTTGGCACGGCCAGCAACGTCCACGACGTCCATGCCGCGGAAGTTGACCTGGCGCAGCAGCACCCTGCCCTGGCGCAGGCTGATCGAGGAACCGTCGTCGCCGAAGCGTGCGACGTCCACGCCCATGATGATCGGGCCGTACGGGATGACGTCGGCGGGACCCTTGCGGGCCGCGGCCGTGACGATCTCGCCACCGATGAATGCGTTGGCGACCGAAGCCGTGTAGCTGCGGTCCACCTCTTGCGCCAACACAACCGGGTCCAGCGTGTTGCGCTGCTTCTCGTACCAGGCTTCGTCCTTGCGCGGGTCATCGCGCCAGTCGAATATGAACTTCTTGGTCTTGCCGTCGTGTGCACGGCGGTAGAACGGATTGCCCGCGCCGTTGGGCGTGGACACGTAGATGCGGCAGTTCGATGTCTGCGACAGCGCAGCGTCGGCAGCCTCTGGGTGCTCGAGGAACGCAGCCTCGTCCACGAAGTAGATCGACGTGCGGTTACCGCGGCCGATGTTGTCGCCGGCCTCGCCCGTGATGAAGGACCCGTTCTCTGGGTTCTGGATCTTCATGAACGGCGCATGCTTGCTCGGGTCCCAGCCTTCGGGCTGGAACTCGGACGGCAGCAGGTTGATGAACTCTCGGACCTTCCAGAAGAGCGACGCGGGGTTGCCGATCTGGTCGACGTAGCTCTCCTTGCGGGAGCCGAATCCGACGACCGTGCCCATCTTGAAGATCATCATCCAGGCTGCGAAGCCCACGCACAGCCAGGACACGCCGGCATCGCGGGACTTCTCGACCACGCCGTCCTCGCGCTGCATCCAGCGTGCGAGGCACCAGTCGATGAACTCTCGCTGCTTGGGGAAGAGCACGAACGGCACGACGGTGCGAAGGCCTTTCTCGGCCAGTCGAGGGTCAAAGGTCATGCCAAAATCGGCGATGAAATCTGCCGGATGTCCGGCGTAATAGTCCCAAAGTCGTGCGACGATCTCGGGCTGGGCGCGCATGCGTTCAATGCGCTCCACTCGGACACGGAAGATGTCTTCGTATGTGGGATTGAGCCAATCCCAATTCTCAAGTTCGTAGCCTTGCGGACTCATGTGCGCTCCCATCGATAGCCATAAGCCGTCTGATGCCTGCCTAGAGCAACAGCATTGATGGCCGATCCGGATGCTTTTGGTTTGCCGTTTGCCTGAAGCCAACGGGCCGCCTCTTCGCTGGACGGAAAGACCTTGCCTGTATCCACGCAAAGCACAGGCTTTGAGCTGGCGTTATTCAGTTTCCCGGTGTGCGCCGCAGAAAGCTTTGCTCGGAGTTCAGGTGAAAACGTCTTGCCATAATTCGGATGGCGTTCGCCCGCTACTGCGGAGCGCGCAGCCTGTCTGCGCTCTGGCGTCCAGTACTCGTGAATGCCACGCTCCAGCCATTCGGCGCGGGCTGCGCGGCTGTTGGCCACGGCCTCCACCGATCTCTTCTTGCCAATGTTGGACGCCTTGATCTTGGCGACAGTTTCTGCGGCATGCTGCCAACCGCTTGATCCCTCGCCGCCATCGGTAAGGTTAGCCAGTTGGACCCCCATATCCCGGAAGCACCAAACCAAGAACTTTTCGTGGTCAAACGCTTCCTGCTCTGTGGGCCAGCGAGCCGCAATCTGCACGCGCAGCCCGTGCTTCTTCACCATGCGCTGCCAGTAAGTGCTGCGCTTGTTCTTTGCCCATGCGCGTCGGTCCTTACCCTTGCCAACGTAGAAAACGCGGCCATCGGTTGTTTGGTGGATGTAGGTGTAGTAATCCATCACTCGCCCTTGATCAGGCGCTCATAGGCCTGCTCTGCTGTGAGGGATAGATCGGCCTTGATCTCGAGCGCGCCACCGTTCTTGCCGGTGAGCTCGACCTTGGACTTGTCGCCGTAGTCGGCCGCGTGCAGCTTGGCCGCGACTTTGAGGTTGGTGTCGATCGCGACCTTCAGGCCCGCGGAGTCGCCGATGGCTGCCGCTTGGCGGCCGTAGTCGATGGCGGCGTCCACGAGGTTGTGGGCGCGCAGGATGCCGATCGTCTTGTACTGCTCGGCGGTCGTCTCGTGCTCCATCAGGATCGAGCGCAGCTTCCAGCCGGCGATCTTGAAGGGCAGCGTGTCGGCGATCGCCTGGAAGGACTCGCCCCACACCCAACGATTGAAGACCTCGTCCGAGACGTCGAGCACGTCCTGCTCGAGCTGACGCATGGCGTCACGCTCGGCCTTGCGGTGCAGTGCTGCCACCTCGGGGACGTACTTTTTCGGCGGTGTTTTCTTCTGGTCGGTCATGTGTAGGATGGGCCCCGAACACCCTCACCTTCTGGGAGACGGTTCAGTCAGCTCGGATGGACGGAGCCCAAAAATGAAAAAGCCGGCGCAAAGGCCGGCAAAATTTGGAGACACTTCTCCAGGCGCGATACTACATCATTGTGATACTCGGGTCAATCGAAACCGAGATCCAGGCGCTCTAGCCCCTTGCGCGTTTCCTGCGCGAGGAACCTGAGTGCGACGTTGACCGCCTCGGCGTCGGTGGTGATGCCCCAAGTCTTCTTGACGTACAGCATCGATGCCGCGGCGTCGGCGCGCAGCGTGCAGTTGACCGCACGCCCGCCCTCCTTGCCTCTGAACCGGCGCTGTCTCTCCGCATTGGTCATGGCATTGGGGTTCACCGACCGGAAGCCCATCGGCCTGGTCAGTTCGTCAGTCTTGGGGAGCTTCACGTCTACTCCTTGATCCCGTGTGCGGCTTCGATTCGACGAACAAACTCTTCAAACGAGCGAGTGCCAACAGCAATGTGTTCTTTTGCAATCGTTTAAATCTCCTCATCCGATAACGGCTTGCGCTGTGGTGGGGTGGTGTAGAGAGGAACAGTGCAACCATCCTGCCCTTTGTCCAATCGCACCATCATCATGCGCCCACCGTAACCAATCATGGTGTCCCACATTCCATACGCCACAGGCGCTGACTCTGCCAACTTGCAATCAGGATGATGGTCAGTCCAAACACAATTTGAATCGCAGAACTTCTCCCAAGGCTCTGGCTGTGCCAAGGCTTCTTTGATGGCGGTGATGGCTTCAATGCACTTTGTTTGCGCGTTGTCCAATCCCTCTGGGCCACATAAAAGCCAGCCTTCGTTTGCCATCGCATCCAACGCCTCCATCGCCAGCTTCAATGCTTCGTCTTTAGTCATGC